CATTCTGAATCACCACCCATTTTCTCAATCCTCTTTTGCATCTCATCTATTTGGTCTTGCATCTTCTGCTTGTCACTACGCCTGTCAAGATACACATCACATAGTAAGACTATTTCTCTTATGAAGGATGAGACTCCTTCCTCAGTCAATTTACTAGGATGGACGTTCAATGCTATTGTCCTTATTTCTTCAAACTGCTTCAACATACGCTTCTCGCACTTCTCAAGATGTGCAATCATAGCATCCTTGTCGCCGCTCATTCCTACTAGCCACCTACTCATCGTTTTCCAACTCCCTTATTCTGCGTACCAACTCATCTATCTTAGCCACTACCTCGTTGACTTTCTCATCTATCTGTTCCTGTACCCATTCATAAGTTACTCCATCATCACCGGATGATATATCTCGGTTTATCTCAGACATCTTGTCGTTTATCTCAGTAAAGGACATCTGTAGGAACTTCTCAACATCATCAAAGGTGTTGAAGTGTTCCATAGGATTAGGCCAAAGCGTCATCCCCATACCTCCTTGTTGTGTTTCCTCATATCTAGGATAAACTTAGTGCAAGCAGGACAGAAGTTCTGAAACACACCCAATGTCTTGAGTTTATGCCAACCCTTATCCTCTAAGGTTCTCGTTATCTCTCTACCATTTTGGTGATAGGATTGCCCAAGTTTTAGTGATATTGTGATTTTTCTCTCACATAGCACTCTTGGTGAGTCCTTGTTTCTTCCCACAGACTTTACCATCTTAGGGTATCCGGGACATTCGCAGGTCAATTGTTGTTTAAATTGTCTTATTTTTTCATTCATAATTCTATTCCCTCCTTTGTTTTCTCAACAGGAGTATTGTACATTGCTCGTTCTGGTTTTGGTGCGTTTGTATTTTCGTATCTCTTCAATTGTTCAGCAATGGAATCTGGAAATTCCAGTGTACCAAACTTGACTTGCTTAACGATACGACTCTTGATGTTGTACGCCCAATATTGGTTATCACCTAATACAATAGCGGATTGCATCACAGGTTCAAAAGCCTTGATTGTCCTCCAATCTGTGCCACTGAAAAAGGCACTACCAGATGGGTGTGTGTGAATCCATGACTTGATGGGTAGTTTCAAACCAACTGGTGCATCCTTGAAGTCCACGAAACTAGGTGTTCCTACACTAATGAATAACCTGTCATTTGCTCCTACAACTACTTGTATCTCTCTTGGTTTCTCAAATGCCTGTGTTGACATGTGCCATATCTCAGATAGGAACGTATTCTCAACATAGGTATCTGGGTTGTAGAAATTGGGTGTTATTCCCATTTTCAGTATTGACTCCCATACTCTCTTAATCCTATCTTCCCATTCTGGTATCTTAGGGTGGGCAATTGCATAAGCCTCATCCACTAAGAACTCATCATAGGCATCATCTATTCTCTTTTCATCTCTTTCTGCATCTTCAATTTGTTTATCACTCATTCTTCCCATTTTATTGTCCTCCCATTTGTATCATCATTACATCTTGATTATTCTCAAACTCATGGAATGCCTGATGACCTGCAATGAATCCTCCTGCATGTCTCTTAGTTCCTATGAATTCCTCACCACATACTGGACAGTACACTTTCACTATCTCTGCTCGCTTGTACAATCCATCTTGGCAAAGCAGGTCAATTATCTCATTGACATCTTCCTCACCTAACTGTTGGTCTTCTCTTACCTCGTCTTCACTCATCAAAATCACCCATTAGTGCCTTTCTCAGTTGTAGTTCCCTGTAGTCTTTTGTTGCTCTTTCCATTTGCCATTCGGCATACTTCTCTCTCCATTTCGTGTCAAAGATATAGTCATGAGCAGTAATAAACAACTCCATTCTTTTAACTCTACTAAGAGAACCTACTAGGCATCTCACTACAGAACGTCTGTCTGCTAGATATCCCGCAAACGGTTCATCACTAGATGATTGTCTAGCAATATATTCTGGACTCCAGAAATGTGCGTACTTTAGCAGTTGAGCCTCAGTCATATCTGGATATGTCCTCTCAAAGTGTTCAGCCTCTATGTCTCCTAACTTATCCATTAGAACTTCGTCTTGTGTAATCAAGTCCATCACATCCAATGGAGGAAAGACATTCTCAAAGAGAGAATCCCAATCTGTCTCTCCACATATGGAACAGTTTTGCCAACCGTCTCTGAAATCTCCGTTCTCATCGCATTCGGTGTTCATACTTCCTCTTCCTAATTTGCATTTCATATATTCATCACCATCTTATCAATAACATCATCGTTGTCGTTGAACCACTTCTGAATCCATTGTGTTGCCGCACCTGCTATTGCTATGTGCATGGCATCAATTCCTTCTGCTTCCCCTTCCCAATCCGTACCTTGACAAGAGAAGGAACCGTCTGGTCCCTCAAGCATTGAATCCATCAGAGTCGGGTCTGTCTTGTAGGATATCAATGCCGCATTTCGCCCTTGTGAGCGCAAATCTAGCCACTTGTTTTCTATATCCTCACCATGACCCTCCTTGTACAACAAACGCCTTACTGCAAGGTTATCTGCACAACAAACAACTAGGTCATAATTTGCCAGTTGTTCCTTCACTAATACGAAGTATGGTTCTCCTGCAACATTGGAGGACTTTCTAACAATCGCATCCACTTTCTTATCACCTACATCAATCAGACCGTAGTTCTGATATGTCAGGTTCTTGTTTTCCACAAGGTCATCATCATAGATTGTAATATCATACAACCCTATTCTATCTAGGAATGAAACTAGGAAACTCCCAATTCCTCCTGCACCAATTATCATTATTTTTCTCATTCTTTTTCACCTTTTTTTCTTTGTCTGTATGCTTCCGTTCTAATTCCGGAAACGAAATCTTCGACTGTCAATTCAGACAAACATTGTTTGTCGAAGTCCAACGTAGGATACAATATGTTTCTCAATGCTCCACGAATAGTCTGTTCAGTAGTGTTGTTTACTGAACATATGTCTCTCTGCAATAATCCTGCTTCTCTGATTTGAGATACCATCCAAATCACAGTTGCATTTGTAGAGTTCTTGTAGGGTAAGTCCCTATCATCCAATTCCTTTGCCACGAAATCAGATAAGATATAGCAATCTCCCCTTAGTTCTGAGTCAATCACAATACCATTTGATTGTAGTAAATCTAGATGGTCGCCCATCATCTTAGTGTTAGTAATTGCAGAGAAGATTTGTGGCGTAGCCATGTGTCTAGCAAACATTCTACCTAACTTTGAAAGTTTCTTCTTACTAATACCAGTTATCTTTGAGTGTCTAGTCAGACTAGTTAGGTTGTCTTGCTTTAGTATCAAGTACAATAGCACAGATGCTCTGACCTCAACGGAATATCCCCTGAGTTTGTTCATCTCAGATAGTCTCTTCTTCAAGGACATCGTAGCATCAAGATACTTCTTGGAATTATCGAAACTGTTCATACCATATTGATGGAGATGATTCTTCACCAAGACAATCATGTGTTTGTCCGTGCTAGACAGACCACCACGATAACTGCTAGACGCTCTGAGTTGAGTGTATGCCAATCTCCTAGACTTTGAATCACTAGGAATGATTGTAGAGCCAAGTCCATCATTAGTCACAAACGCATTGGAACCATTACTCAATAGTCTCTGAGTGGTAAGAGTCTTCGTTATCGTATCTTCCTTAGCAGTAGATATTACACTAAACTCTTCTATCGGATTCCAAGAGAGAACCAACCCACATGAAACACAACATGTTTCACCAAGTGACTCATTGTATTCTCTTTGAGCCGAATTACATTCTGGGCATCTCATTTCTTTTTCCCCTTCCCTGATGTCCACTTGGCATAGGACTTCATGTTGATTCTATGTGACTTACCAGATAAAGCGTCTGATGGTATATATCCTCTCAGTGTACCTACCTTCTTCAATGCAAGCCTATCGTTCATTAGAGTAAATACTCTTGATACGAATTGGTCACCAAGACTTACATTACCTACTGAGTTGTTCACACAAATGGGACCATGTAACTCACCATTCAAGAACTTCTTTTTAGCAATATTAGTTGTGGTCTTTTCAATTCTCTCTGGGTCTTCATGGAAACAATAGATGCTAACTCTCTGTGGTGAAGTCTTAGCCGCCGCATTCTCAATGAGAACCCAATCACACAGTTGACCGTTGACTAGCATACCTAACTTTCTAGTTCCCTTGACAAATTTACCATCCTCCTGCTTCTTTCCAAAGTAGAATGTGTTGATGTTATCGTTCTCCCTAGCAACTTCCCACATCAATCCCTTAGCAGTATCCTCAATCATCTTATCAGTTCTGTTCTGTAGCATCCAAGCAACCATCATCTTATGCTCACTATCAGAGGGAATCTGACCAAACAGTTCCATCCAGAGATTATGGGGATTGATATCCACCCATCTCTTTGACTGTCTCTTGTTTCTCCTATAGACATTCAAGAACTGGTCAAGTTCCTTGATACCAATCGAAGCCCAGATGTTTTCTGATAACTCCATCGCACAATGCGTTTTGGATATCCTCTTAACGGAGAGTCTGACCTCTACCTTGCTTCTCCTGTAAGGATTAGTTTCATTAGGTGGATAGAAGTAATACGGACACTTGTTCTCTATGGCATATCTAACATTCGGAGGAACCTCCATCAAAGACTGTATGTATGAGTTCAGTATTATTGCACTGTCACAGAAACAGGAACGATAGACCACTCTGGATAAGATACTCAACATCACAGCCTTTGACATCTTCCTGCCATTCAATGTAAACCCAGATTCCTTCAAACCCATGAGCATAACATTACCATCAGGATAACGATAAGTTAGCATAAACATGAACTCGTCAAGTTTTACTTGGCCATAACGGATAAACAACATCTTGTCTAGAGTCTTAGACAGTGACTCAAACACAGGGTCTTCGTCTTTCGTCCCATAGGTATAGTTACCTCTCTCACTAGTTACAACCATCTCACCGTATTTATTTACGGTGCCAATGCTATCGCTACCTTTTTGATTATGCTTCAAAAGAAAACTGGTTTGATTGTAGTTTGCGCTACCTGTTCCCGGTTGTCTTATTCTTATTTTTACTTTCATTTTCATTTCTCTCCTTATATTGTTTATATTCGTAAATATCTTTTAGTATCAAATTACTATGTCGGGGTCTATCATTCCCCTCTACTTCCTGCGAAGCCTTTCGCAGAATTGTTCGTATTCTTCCTTTAGCGTATCTCGTTGACGTTGTGCTTTCTGCTAACATCCTGTAAGGACTAGTGACATCACATCCTCCCATCTTAGCATACTCCATTACCTCATCCTTGATTGCAAGGAACTGTTGTCTGCTACCTTTCCAAGTCATATCTCACAAACACCACCTGCACACGCCAACTCACCCTGTAGATTGGTATTATCCTCCATCTCCACTATCTCAGTCAGGTCTATCTTTTTCAAGTATCCCATGAACTTCTCATAGGTTTCCCTATCACACTCTTGGAACGGTGCTTGCTCATAGACTCCACCATCGAAAGGCAGAACTGATAGTCCATTGTAGATGTACCTGTTCTCCCAGAACCACTCTCTGCAAACGTCCCACTCATGTTCATCAATGTACACAGTTGCGGATACGTTGTGGTCATTCATTCCACTGATGTGACCCGGTTTCACCCACTCTTTGGAGAACTTGGCAATTCTCTCAAGCAATGACATTGCTGATTCATCTCTAGTAATTACATTACCATCCGGTACGCATTGTGGTATGGAGAAGATTATCTGCTCGGAGTTCCAGTTGTCGTCCTCCACTAATTCTGGTAGTTTCTCTGCTAGATACTGAGCCAAAGGCTCGTTCTTTAGGAGCCTGATTGTCCTTATGTAATACTCAGAATGCCAAGCATGAATACCAGATGATGTTCCCAACACACAAGAAGTAGTTCCGGCAGGTTTCACACAAGTAAGTCTAGCGGCAGGGTTGATTCCGAATAGTGCCGCTACCTCTGTGTTCTCGTCTTTGCACACTTGTACTGCTTTTTCTAAATCCAGATGAAGCACCTTATTGTTTGCAATGCCAGTCATTGACACACCTAAAAGCGCGTCTTTTTCTGTGGTAGTCTTCCAACTCTCACGTAAATAGTGGAAATCAGTGTAAGTTGCTTGTAGTGTTCCGATAAAAGTGGCGTATTTTACTCTCTCTTCCAAATCCTCTTGGTTCTCTACATCACCTGCATTTACCTCGACTAAGTTACAGAACTGATGATTTCTAAGTGAAATTTCTGCACAAGGATTCGTTCCCCAATCCTTATCGTTAGAGAAATAGAAACCGGGTTCTCCACTTTTGTTCTCTCTGAGTTGTTGCCATAGATTGTCAAAGAACTCCTTCGTTACTCTGTGTCTCAGAAGAACTGCGGAATTGTTTGCTCTCATTCTATGAGGATTAAGTTCCAATTGACTTGGAGACTTAGCACTAATCATACTTGCATCATCAGCACTGAATAGAGATATCATTGCGGCTCTTCTTATTCCACCTGCTAGAACTGCATCCGCAATGTGACATAGCATATCATGAACCTCAATCGGTTGCATAGCATGATGCTCAGGCATGTCGAACAACATTCCCTCTATTATAGTCAGACAGTTTCTTAGTGGAGTCCTACCGGGCGCACGACCACCGCTTGTTTTCAGCAATGCTCCCTTTGGTCTAATATCAGAATAGTCAAACTTCGGTGTGGTCTTTCTCTTTCCTGTATAAGACTCAAACAGTACTCTTACTGCTTCTGCCCATCCTTCTATTGAATCACCAACCAAATGACGGTAAGTTCTGTTTGGGTTGGGTTTCCTGATTGTAGGTAGTTGACTCACATGATGATACTGAACGGAATATCCGACTCCGGTTCCACCTAACAATAGGAACATTGTCTCTGAGAATGCCGCGATATCATCTATTGCCTGATATGCACAGTTGTATATTCTATTTGGTGCTAGGAATATAGGGAACCCACCGAATTGCAATGACCGCATTGATGGGAGTATCTTCTTCGGTATGATGAAGTTCTCATATGCGTAACGTATCTTATGCTTCATAGCCGATTTTTGTTTCTGGTTCCACCATTTGTCACCAACCAACTTGATATGCATTTCCATGTTCCTCATGCATATCTCTTCCCAAGTTTCTCTTCTATGCAATTCTGGTACGAATTTCGCATATTTGTTGTTCACTATTACATCTGAAAATATTTCTTTTGCCTTATCTGCTTCTTGTTTACTTATCATAAAATCACCTAAAAGTGTAGGTAAGGTATCAATAATTTATGACACCTTTTTGACCCTCAATTTGAGGGTATTTTGGGACAGTCAGACTATCCCATATAATCATCCCGATGGATGAAGAACTATGTTTATATCCGATGAGAAATCATCTCAAAAATCGAATATCTTGAAAATAAAAATCAGAGGCAGGGGAGATTCCTCCCCTACCCCCTTACGTCTTACCTTTGTTCGTTTCAAAGACCGCCAACGACTGCCGGAGTCAGAGTAACCTGAGACACTTCATCCCAATTGGTTGCTCCAATATTCTCACGACTGACCATTTCGCCGTCAATGAATAGCCAGTGAGTTGGGTGGTCTAGTATTTGTTCTACCATTCCCTCACTATCTAGTTCAAGACTTGTGTGTCCCGATTCATTTAATATTGTCAATTTCACGCCATTTCACCTCCTTGTTGTGCTTGTTGTTGTAGTTGTGCAATAATGTTGTCTTTATCAGACAGTCTCCTACTCATCACCGCAATGGTTCTCTCGTACTGTGCCAAAGCACCGAGATTTTCATTGAGTTGATTAGCAAGATTCTGTGCAGTCTGCATAGCGTTTGCGTTTCTTTCTGTCAACACTCCCATATCAGTCTGCAACTGTTGCACTAACTCTTCCATTTCTTTCATCGTCTTCTTTTTTTCTTTTTCACTCATTTTTATTCCTCCTTACAAGTTCGTCAATTTCCACAGAAGCAGTACGTTTCGTCAACAATGCGAAGTCTCCCTCATACCCTAGTCTCCGTAGATAATTGATTTGTTTGTCTGATGCAGGTTCAGTAGCACGATTTACTATCTTCAAGAGGGTTGCCGCTTGTTTGTCCGATAACCCCCTTCTATCTGTTAGTGCTAACCTCATGTCACGTATAAAGGACTCTTCCCACGATGATATTGCAAAGGATTTGTCGAAATATGGATAGCCTTCCATCTCACACAATTTAGCAAATGCGCTGTCTTCTGCCTTGCTCTTGAACTCATCCTTTACTGCATCCTTGAATTTGATTGACGATTCTTCGATTACCTGCTTCCTCGCTTCAAGTTTCAAGTCCTCCTGCTTCACAGTCTCCTTGTGAGCCTCAAGTTGCATGTTGAACCACATCAAATCACTGACTAGTTTCTTATCTGGATATCCTCTCCTTGTCTGTTGGTTTCTAGGATTATCTGGATGGTTCCATCTCCATACGATTGATGCCATTTGGAAATCAGATTCCCAATGTTGACCTCCTGTGCTTCTCTTGCGAATCTTGGTAGTCTTCCTATACATCTTCAAATCCTCATCCCAATACTTCTTGTTGGTTTCGATTACGTTTATCCTCAAGTCCATATCCTTGACAGCATTGAAAGTCTTCTCAAACTGCTCACCATGCTCATGCCACCATGACTCAGCCTTCATTGACTTCACACGCACATCTATCCATTCCTGAATCATCGCCTCGGTAATCTCAGATTCTGCTAGACCTGTTTCTTCCATCAGTCCTCTAAGGATAATGTAAGATGTGATGTGGTCTGAACCAAGACACTCGATAGTTCCATTCTCTGTGTTCTCTATCTCAAAATGGTAGACTATCCTGTGTCCACACAGGCATTCACCAATGTGATTAGTTTGATGTACCCATGCAGGGGCTTCTGATTCTGAACGACCAAATCCCCACCAACATCTACCTGTTACTCTCCACTCATGTTTTGCATCTTCATAGTCATCAGCAACAGACAAAGCAGTTAATTTTCTCTTGAGAATCTTGTCCCATCTACCTTCACCCAATGCTCTCTTAGCACCAACGTGCCTACTAGCATTGTTCTCCCACTTCATCTAACTCATCCTCTCATCATTTCTCTGTTCGATTAGCATACCTGTTAGTATCTGGTCTATCTTCTCAAACAATGCTTCTGCACTACCTGCTATGGTTTTCCTATGAAGGCACAACCATATCTTGTGTTCTGCATTAAGCACAACTTTCGGTTCATCCCTATCATTCATCGTTATTACCACAGGTGGCATTTCCTCATCATTAACCAATCTAAATTCTATTTCTGTCATTCTTCTTCCTCCAATCTTCTTCTTTCTAATTCTGCATCTATTTCTCTATCCAATCTATATTCTGCATCTCTTTCTTCATCTCTAAAACTCTTCATTCTTATTCACCATACCATTCGGGTTTCTCATGTGGCCAAGACCATACTGCAATCCTGTCCTTATCGTAAACGTAGTACGCACGATACTTCTCTACTGTAGATAGTTCTTCAAACCCCGGAAGATATCTACAACGCATGTTGGGAGATATTGCTACTGCAAAGTCTGTTTGACCAGTCTTTGGTAGTATCTCAATAACCTCCTTCCATACATCATTGTGTTTCATCATTGACATTGCGCTTTTGTGACGCTTGCCATACCTATCAGTGTAGGTTTCGGAAATCGCTATGGCATGTTGCCACAACCATGAGAAATTCTCACTGGATTCTCTAGCCCAGATAGTACAGGGATGATTCAACATCACTGGTTTGTATGGGCTTCGTAGACCTAGATAGTTTGCAACAGTAGACATCATCTGCAAACTCTCCAATAACATTTTCACAACGTGTTTATCCACTAGCCATCTAGCACTTTCGTTAGGACATTCACTTAGACAGAATATATTCATTCCTCTTCACCTTCTTGCAACCTACGGAAATCAGATATTATCTCGGCTCCCATAACCCACAACCTGTTAGATAGGTAGACATTATCACTATCAAGTGGATTGCCATCTACATTGTAAGTCAGTTGTTGTACAAACTCGTCTATATCCGTATCGCTCTCCATTACCTTCACTATGAAATCAACCATCCTAGCAACCATCGTATTCATTGTTCGTCCTCCAGAATCTCCTTTATCTTGTCATATGCCCACCAAGATAGGTTACATCTTTCGGCAGGGTCTATGTTCTGGTTGTCATCTGAATTGAAGATTTCTTCCAGCAGGTTTCGCATTTTCTTATTTTCATTTTCTATTTTCATTATTTGTAACAATTCTTTTTCCATTATTCTTCCTCCTTTACTCTAGCCCATGTAGTTACTTTCCCATTACCCATAGAATAGTCAATCCTCGTTATCCCATGAATATCCATGAAGTTCAGTTCACGTTCTACCATGCATTCACATGGTTCTGCGTGGCTGATGTCACCCAATTGATGACAAGCAACCAACACAGTTCCAGTACCATTGCATTGCTTACACTCATCCAACTCTATCACCTACGTAGTTCAGAGTAACCTTTGCCCTAGTTATCGCAACATAGCACAGATTCCTCTCTTGTAGTCTATCAGCCTCAGACTTAGCCATAGGATGTGGCATCAAGTCAGGCTTGAGAATCCATACATTGTTTGACTCAAGACCCTTAGCCTTGTGGATTGTAGAGAAGGTTACACATGCACCTTTCTTATCCTTGAAGACCGCTTCGATGTTCTTGATTAGCCCATCAACGGTAAGTGCTTGACCAATCAACGCTCTGATACAATCAGCCTTGTCATTCAGACCCCTAACCATGTGTTCCTTATCCTGATTCTGGTAGTGTGTCCTCATGTTGCTGATATGCTCATTGAACAAAGGCATGAATGTAGTAATCTCCATGCTCTTGTCAGCAGTCACTTTCTTCACAACAGCCTCAAGTCCCTTTCCAATCTCACGACCCAGAACCTTAGCCCTGATTCCTCTTGAGATTAGTCTCAGACACTCTCCAACCAAAGGAGCATTGACTCTGCAAAGAACCAAGTCTCCAACCGTTGGGTTGAAGGATACATTACTAGCAACAGTTCCGATAGGTGCGTCATCCCTAGCATGGTAATCCTTGAAGAATCTCTTAGCCTCATCAACAACCATACTTGGACATCTCCATGTGATGGATAGAGTATAGTTAGAAACACCCCTACTGCTCTTCTGAAGTTCCCTCTTGAAGATATCCATACTTGCAGAATCTGCTCCACGGAAACCATAGATTGCTTGCTTTGGGTCACCCACTACAATCATTCTACCACCATTGCATGCCTTGAGAATCAGTCTTCTCTGAACCTCATTGAAGTCCTGAGCCTCATCAACAAACACCACATCGTAGTGCTTCACAGGTAGGTTCAATGCGACTGGTAGCCAAACCATGTCATCAAAATCAACTGTGGTTGCATCTAGGCACATGTCTTTCATGATAGGCAGTAGTTCGATTGCCTCGTTCTTGTCAATGACACTATCAAACTCTATGTCGAATCTCTCAAGGATATACTCAATCATATCCCTATCGTCCCAATCAGCCATACTGTTCTTGAGTTGACTGATTAGTTTGACTACTTGAGAAACCGACTGGTAGTTACTACCTAGTATGTCCTTGACGATATTCCAAGTCTTCCTACTATCCATTCGGCAGTTTCGCCTATGGTTCCTGACAGCAGAGAAACCCATGCTGTGAAACGTCATCGCGTCACAATCATCAGGCAACCTCTCTTTCAGTTCTGTAGCGATTGACTTGTTGAATGCTAAGAATCCCTTCTTACCACTAACTAGTTTCGCACCTGCAACAATAGTATATGTTTTGCCTGTTCCGGCTCCTGCATACACCATCATGTGGTCATTACCATTTTCCATTTCTTTCCATATTTCTTTCTGTTCTTGTGTTCCATTCATATTTTTATTACCTCCGTAATAGGAGTGTGATTAGTAAGAGAAAAGACTTGGAGAACCCAGACCCTCAACAACTAGTATGAAGAAATCTATTTCTTTCCATATTTCTTTCTGGTCTATTGTCTTTTTTTATTCGTTGTAAACTCTTACTCTTTGTCGGATTCAAACCGACTTGTGAGTGTAATGTAATCGAGACTATATTAAGTGGCGATGCAAAGCATCTGTGATATCCTTAGAAATCGGGAACTGGAGGAAGAAAACGAAACTCCCTTTGTCTACGGTAATATGATTGATGTACACTTTCCAGTTTTTTATTCGACAAACCCGACTCTAGGGGTAGAGTGTGAGTGGAGGTAACGGATGGGTAACGAACCCCAAATGCTAGTAGGTAGTCAATGCGTAGCAATACAGAAACAACGAAGAATTATCCG